CAAGTTGAATATCAGTCAGAAAATATTGGTATTCCAAGATCCTGGAATGTAGGATTAAAGAAAGGGCATGACTGGACCTTTATAGTATCATCTTCAATGTTATTTAATAAACCTTTTTCTCATATTGTAGAAATGTTAGATGGTTATGAAGGCTTGTTTTTTCGCACAACACATGGCTGGCATCTTTGTGGTATTAATAAACAGGTTGTAGAAAAAATCGGATACTTTGATGAAAACTTCTACCCTGGATATTTTGAAGATTGTGACTTTGACCATAGATCTAGACTTGCTGGAATAAAAGATTATGGAAATAACGAAGTAGATGTTATCTGTCAACAAGATGGCGGGGCATCAAAGGATGGACTAAAAGTTAATATTGATGGCGTACATGATTACTTCAAGGCTAAGTGGGGCGGTACAAGAACTAGAGAGGGTTGGGGAGAATACAAATATCCATTTAATGATCCTACAAAACCATTAGATTATTGGGAAGTAACTGATATAGCAACTTTAAAGAAAAGATATAAACTAAAACAATGAATACCATAGGAGTTTTACCAGCGTCTGGAAAAGCATCCAGAATTGGGGGCATACCAAAATTTTGTCTCCCTATTTCTGATGAAAGATCACTACTGCAGTGGCATGTAGAACAAATGCTAGAGGTATGTGATGAAGTTCGTGTAGCAACTAGACCTGAATGGGTTCCAATTATTCAAAACATGGATATGAATATTAAGTTAATTGTTAAAGAGCCATCTACAATGTCTGATGCAATTAAGTTTATGATTGGCGAATATAATGATACTGTAGTTGTTGGAATGCCTGATACTTATATTTTAAATGCACCGTCAAATATATACAAAGAATTATTTAAAGAAGATAAGGCTGATTTAGTTTTAGGTGTTTGGGAATGCACGGAAGAATTAAAAGGAAGAGTTGGTCAAGTTTCTGTTGGATCTGAAGGCAAAGTCTATGCTTCTAAAGATAAAGTTTCTGACTGTGAGTACCCAGATATGTGGGGAATTATGTTATTTAGAAAGAACATGATCAGGTATATTAATCCTGAGTTAGATCATCCAGGAAAACAAATTCAAGAATGGATTGATGAAAGTTCAAACATTAAAGCAGTAAGACCAGGCGGTAAATATATGGACATTGGAACCTTAAGAGGACTTAAACAGTTATATAAAGAAATGGATTTATTGTAAGAATATGAGGCTTGGCATTATTGCAAGATCAGATAATACTGGTCTAGGAAATCAAACTAAAGAGTTAGTAGATATGCTTAAGCCTGCAAGGGTAATGCTTATTAATTCTCAACCATTTAACAAAAATAAACAACACCCTGAATGGTATGACGGATACGACTGCCACTACATAAGAGGATTTCCAAAAACACACGACATCCAATCATTTTTAAAAAATATTGATGGTGTTTTAACATGTGAAACATTTTATGGTAGTACCTTTATACCCATGGCTAAAAAACGTGGTATTAAAACATTTTTACAATATAACTATGAGTTTTTAGATTATCTACAAAATCCTACTCTTGAACTTCCAGACGTTCTATTAGCCCCTAGTTTATGGGGTTTTGAGGCTGTTATGGAGGCTTTTGGTAGTAAGTCTAGGGTAGTCCATCTACCCCCACCATCTACCCCTGATTTGTTCTCTAAAGCAAGAATTGAAAATGTAAAAAAGGATCATAAAAGATTGTTGCATGTGGCTGGAAAGGCTGCACACATGGACAGAAACGGTACAAATACAATAATAGAAATGTTAAAGTATTCTAAGGCAGATTACGAAATTGTTATTAAGTCTCAATCTCCACTTGATATAAATACAAAAGATAGTAGGCTATCCATTGATACATCTAATCCAGAAAATAGGGAAGATTTATATTTTGGGTTTGATGCTATGGTGCTACCAAGGCGGTATGCAGGATTATGCCTTCCAATGAATGAGGCTCTTCTTAGTGGTCTACCCGTTTTTATGACAGATATATCCCCAAACAATTCTATTCTTTCTGAAGAGTGGCTAGTAAAGTCTGAAAAAATAAATGAATTTAAGGCAAGAACAATGATTGATGTTTACGAAGCAAATCCAGAGTTGCTTGCTAATCTAATTGATAACTATGTAAATGATTTAAATAAAATATATCAAAAACAAAAAGCCTTTGATATTGGATACAATAATTTTTCTGTTAATGTTTTAAAAGATAAATATCTTGATATATTAAAATAAGGCGAGTCCATTTCTAGACTCGCCCTATATGACTACTTAAATTACTTAGCAGCCTTCTTCTTTGTCTTTGCTTTTGCAGACTTAAGAGCCTCATCAACAACTTTTGCTGCTGGTAAACGACCAAATGCTGGATCGTTTGGATTAATTGCTCTCGCCGCTACTGGAATTAAAGCACCAACTAGTGCTGCTGCTAGATCTTGTGGATCTGTGATTCCAGCCATGTATAGCGCTGCTGCAGCACCAACTACTGAACGTGCATAGGATGCGAGCATTGCTTTTAGTTCTTTCTTTGTCATTTTGACCTCCTAGGATAGAACTTTTATTAGTATAGCATAGCCAGCCCAAAGCCCTATAATACCCGCAACTCCTGCGAATACTGGTGGCGCTGGAACTGGTAATTTGAATGCAGCAAATATTACACCACATCCAAAACCTGTTAAAACTGATAAAACTATTTCTTTCATTCTTTAATTCCTTTTTCGTTACTTGGATTTTCTGGATGATCTAATGGAGTTGGAGCGGTACAAAAAGTACCACATTCATTACATTGAATATCTAAATGATACATTCCAACCATATATGTTTCAGGATCAAAAGATACTAAAGCCCTAAATAAACCATTCCCACAGTTAGGACAGTTGCATGTAGGGATACCCCTAGCGTCTATCATTAATTTCCTCTGGGAGAAGTTGTTTTAGTTTTTTAAAATTGTCAGATACTAACTTCATATCTTGATAGTGCGGAGATCCTTCTGTAACTAACCCATACTTTTCAAAATAAATAACGGATGGTTCTACGTTTTTTATAAAATCTTGTAAACCATTTTGAACTTCTTCAATATAGTCAAATGCCCAATCACGAGAGTCTGAAAGAAACTTAATAAAATTTTCTTTATGAATATCTAAATCGTTTGATATTTGTGAAATGTTATTATTAATTTCAGAACTGCTAAGTAAAGCATTGTATGATATTACGGTTTTAGCAAAGGCTTCATTGACCACTTTTAACTTTTTAAAAATTGCAGAGTATGCAATCATGAAGGATAAACAAACGATACTTAAAACTACCAGAGCAATTTCCATATTAATCCTTTTGTCCAAATACTATTGTATCACTAGAGTGGCTATACATTTTTTTGAAGTTTATTCCTGTCATTTCTTCGTATTGGTTTAAGGTTCTGATATTTCCCACACCATAAATACCCTCCTCAATACCGCATAAAATCTTTCTTTGTTTTTCTTTTGAGTTATCCTCTATTTCTTTCCATGACAATCTGCGAATATTTCTGTCTTTCCAAATTTTGCTGTATCCTTCACGGGTATAAAAATGATACAAAAGAACAACTGATGGAGAATATATATCCCAACCTCTGGTCCATGCTCTGATTGCAAAACATATTTCTTCTCCAAAAAAACTTATGTCTGGATCATATGGAACTTCATTTACAATATTGCCAGGAGCAAAAATAAAGCCAGCAAGAATGGTTGTAGATGGTTCTGGGGCAGATCTTTTAGCATCAACAAACTCAACTCTTTCTGCCGTCCACTCGTTGCGTTTTGTTAATTTTGGTTTCTGCCTTGTTGGATAAGGCAATTGAATTTTAGAATTTGTAACAATACTTATTTTTTTATTTTGTTCTACATAAAATGGAGGTGGAAAATAAGATAAAATTACTTTATTATTGTTGGCAATCTTTTGAGCCTTAGAAAGTTGATCAATACATTTTCTATCCCAATCACTTTCAAATACAGTATGTGAATCTATTTGTAAGTAATAGTCTTGTTTGTTATATGCAGACATTGCTATTGCTCTTGCAAATCCTGCACCCTTAGCATCTCTTGGATGCATCTTAGTTAGGGTAAGTCTTGGAACCCAAGATAGGTCTGGCTCAAACTTTTCAAACTCTTGAAGAACAACGGAAAAGTATAGTTCTTCTGGATGTGCAGCATTATCAATGGCAGATTTAATTGTCCTAACTAATTCAGGATCTCTGTAACTTGCTATTGATATAAATATACTCATGTTTTATCGTGTGTTACCCAATAGTATTTGCAAGTTGAGCAGCAAGGAATGTTATATGGACTATTAACAGCATATTGATATCTAACATAGTACATTGGATCTTTTTGAAACAAATTAGCACGATGAGTAGTAATAATACGCATTACTTTATTTTGGTCCCGCCAAAATGCTGGGTGTTCAGTTCCCCAATCTTCTGCACATTCTTTATATAGAGCATTAAGATTTTTTACGTTGTTTTCTGTTTTTATACCACGAAGGTTAGCAACCTGAACCATGCTTTCAATATATCTCCAAAGCCCATGTTCATAGCCTTTCCACATTAAGACAGCAGGGTGATTGCGCCAACCACCCCCTTTAGATCTACCAGATAACACATTAAGTATTTGATATCCTTCGAGGATTTGTTTATTTAATCTTTTATTATCAAGACTTTGTGCACATTCTAAACTATTTGTTGATGGCAAAAATGTTTGCATTAATTATACCCCTAACCAATACTTTAGTATAGCAGTTATAGCCAAAATTGTCCATAGTATATTAAACCAAATAAGTGTTGGAATAGTTTTTACAGTAGATGACCAAATTAACATTAGACTTGATATTAAAGCAAATATATATAACCACCATATTTGTTTATCAAATAAAAGCCCTGGGAAAATAATAACTGCTTTTGCTATAAAAGCAAAAAACTCAACAGTATTTGGTTTGTTCCAATATGTTTTATTTTTCATAGTTTTAAGGGCATAAAGCCATTCAGTATTAATTTTCATTTAAATACCTTAAAAAGTTATTATGACTATCACATTTTAAAACAAAATCATTTTGTATATTATTAAAAATTGGATATACTTCTAAAGCAAATTTTTGATACTTAGAGTTTTCAATATATTTTTTTGCAATATCTTTGTTAAAAAATCCTAAATGTGACCCAACTACTGTCCAATGTCTGTTGCTCCAAACACTACCAGTATCAAATATATTTGGAAGTCTGTATTTCCATATATCAAGTTTTTGTTTTAGTTTTTCTGGAGCATTATTATATGTAAATTTTTTCCAAAACTTTGTATCTTTTCTTTTTGTCATATAGTGAAAATAAATAAAATCAACTATTTCACTATTCATATTATTAACATAGTTATTAAATTCATCTCTTACTAACTGGTTATTATCATAGAGCCAGTTTACTTCAGTAAGAACTCTTTTTAAAGCAGTAATACTAACCCATATAGATGTGGCTTCTAGTGGTTCGATAAAACTAGATGCTAGTCCAATAGAAATACAATTATTTATCCAAGATTCTTCAAAGCATCCAGCATCAAATTTAAAACCACCTTTATTTTTTCTTGGGTATTGTGGTTCAAAACCTAAATATGATTCAATTTCTTTTATTGCTTCAGTTTCTTCTATTAAAGAAGAGTCATAAACATATCCGCATCCATATCTTGATTGAAGTGGTATTTTCCACATCCATCCATATTTCATAGCAATTGCTTCTGTATATGGAGGAATTTCTTTATCAATTGGAATAAAAAATGGAACTGCTGAATCTACTGGAAGATATTTTTTATAACTTTTCCATTTTGAATTCATAGTTTTACCAATAACTAATCTATGAAACCCACTACAATCAAATACAAAATCACAATAAATTTGTTTATTGTTTTCTAAAGTTAAACTTTTTATATTTTTATCACTATCTAAGTTTACAGAAAATATTGCTTTTTCAATTAAATTAATACCTCTACTTATTGCTATTTCTTTTAGTCTATTTGCAAGTTTTGTAGCATTAAAATGTATAGAAAAAGATGAAAAAAGTTGATAGTCTAGAATTGGATTTTGTTTATTTTTATTTATATATGAAAATGGAACAAGATTTTTTTCAGAAATTTTTTCTATAAAATCTATTGAATTTAAAGAATTGTTTAAATATAAACTAGATACGGTTAATGGATCTGTACTAACTTCTGGTGGAAAAAAATCATTTGTTGATATTTGAAGGTTATTACTAACTTCAAATGGATTATAATAAAAACTATTGTCATTATTCCAATTACTAAACTTAATCCCAGTTTTAATCGTTGCATCACAATTTTTGACTAAATCAGAAACTGGAATATTTATAATATCTAAAAAGTTTATTAGATGTGGAGTTGATCCTTCTCCAGCACCAAGGATTCCAATTTCTTTAGACTCAATTACTGTAATGTTTAATTCTGGAAATGTTTTATTAATGAAAAGCGCAGTAAGCCATCCAGCAGTTCCTCCGCCAACAACAACAACCTTTTTCATTTTAATGGCTCCCTGGTTACTAATACAATAGCACCTTCCATTTCTAAAGCCCTCTTTACCATTGACACATATTTAATAGCCTCAAGTTTTTCGTCATGAGTCATACGTATAAATGATCTCTCATCTAATTTTATAGTAAGAAAGGTATCATTGTCAATAAGGCTAACACCAAAATTTTTAGGGGCAGTTACAGAATGAAACGCCATACGCATTTTATCTGTATACATTATTACTCCATTGTCAATGCTTGCCAGGTATAAGACCAATCTTTCTTAGTCTTATGATTATTAAACTCTCTTGATACTTCTCCACCTTCTAAATATATACCGCCCCAAATTCCCCACTCTTTTCCAGATACTCCCACTGCAAAACAAGTTTTTGCTACTGGGCATGTTCTGCATAGCGAATCAACAAATTCTCTTGATTCTGGCTGCTCTTCATATATATCAAAAAATATATTAGTGTCAGAGCCTAAGCAAAGAGCATCGTCTTTCCATAGATGCTGCTTCATGCTTATCC